GACGGCACGGGGATGTCGGAGGTGGTCCTGGAGCGGGTGGCATGAGTTTTGTCGGTATCGATATCCGCGCGGATACGCGCGCCGTGTTGCGCGATCTGCGCGCGATCAATTCCCGCGCGGTCCCCGCGGCGACGGCGTCGGCGCTGAACAAGACTGCGGCAAAGGCGCGCACGCAGGTGTCCCGGCGCCTGGCGGCGACAAAGAATATCCCGCAAAAGACGCTGAAAAAACGCCTCCGCGTGTTCCGCGCAAACCGCCGGCGGCTATTCGCCACGGTCTGGCTGGGGCTCAAGTCCGGGGTGAAGCCCGCCGAGCTGCCGGGGATCGCGTCGTTCACGTTTGCCGGCAAGGGCGCGGGAACGATCAAGGTGGGCAAGCGCCGGTTTACCGGCGTGTTCCGTGCCCGCATGCCCAGCGGCCACCAGGGTCTGTTTGCCCGGGCGCCAGTGACGACACGCAGGACGGCCGGGCGGCCGCGCACGAGTTCGCCGAATTTACCGATCGTTGAACCGCAGGTGCATCTGCAGCCGGAGGGCGAGCAGATCATCCGCTCCACGGTGCCCGCGGTCGCGGCCGCCGAGTTCCGGCGGATTTTCGAGGCCGAGATGCGTTTTCGGCTGCGCAAGTAATGGCCCACGTCAGAGAGCAGATCCGCAAGGCGATCGCCACGGCGGTCACGGGGCTGGCGACGACGGGGGCGAATGTGTCGTCGTCGCGGGTCTATCCGCACGACACGCTGCCGTCGCTGGTGGTGCTGGTGGACGGGGATGTGGTGCAGACCGAGCTGGGGACGATGGACCGCAAGCAGGACCGGTTGCTGTCCGTGTCTGTGGCGGCGCGCGCGAAGGGGACGGCGGCGGTTGACGATACGCTGGATACGATCTGCGCGGAGGTCGAGGCCGCCTTGGCTGCCGACATCACCCTGGGCGGCCTGGCCAAGGACCTCTGGCTGTCCAATACGGCGATCGGGTTTGATGGCGCGTCGGATCAGCCGACTGGTCTGGCGACGATGTCCTATTCGGTCGAGTACCGGGTCGCGGAAGGTGCGCCGACCGTGGCTATCCCATAAGGGGGCGAGACGATGAAAGATCAGAGGCTGCGATCACCGGACGGCAGCGTGGAGATTTTGTGCCACGCCGCGAAGGTGGAGGAAATGCTGGCCGCCGGGTGGACGGCGGTCGATGACGATAAACCTGTAACAGAGGATCAGGGCGATGGCGAATCATAAGGGCTCAGAGGGGTCGGTAAAGGTAGGCACCGCGGTCGTCGCGGAGCTGCGGTCGTTTTCGATCAGTGAGAAGGCGGACACGATCGAGGACACCACGATGGGTGACGCGGCCAAGACGTTCCAGTCCGGGCTGACGGAGTGGGAGGGCTCGATCACCTGCTGGTGGGATGAGACCGACACGACCGGCCAGGAGGCCATGACCGTCGGCGCGACGGTGACGCTGAATCTGTATCCCGAGGGCGCGGTGTCCGGCGATCACTATGCCACCGGCTCGGCCATCGTCACCGAGGTGGGCGTGTCATCGGCGCATGACGGGATGGTGGAGCGGACGTTCTCGGTCAAGGGCGCCGGCGCGCTGACCTGGGGTAATGTCGTATGAGCGATCTGATGGACCGCATCCTGTCTCGGTACTCGGAACGCCTGACGCGCATCGTGGTGCCTGAATGGGGCGATGACGACGGCCCGATGGTGCTATACGCCAAGCCCTATACCATCCAGGACGACAAGCACATGACGCAGTTCTTGCGTGATGACAACCCGGAGGGTTTTGTCGAGGTGCTGGTGCGCAAGGCGCTGGATGCCGAGGGGCATCCCGTGTTTTCGGTTGAGGACAAGCCCAGGCTGCGGCGCGCGGCTGATGCGTCTGTTATCAAGCGCGTGGCGATGGAGATCATGGCGTCCATCACCACCGAGGACGCGGAAAAAAACTGAGATCGGACCCGGGGCTGTGGTGCCGGTACGCGCTGGCGGAACGGCTGCATATGAGTGTGTCGGCTGTTGAGCGGTTTTCGGTGTCCGAGTTCAATCACTGGATGGCCTACTTGAGGATCTGCAACGATGAGCAGGGCGAGCGCTAAATACAGTATCGAGGCGCAGGACAACACCGCCGCCGGCCTGAATTCCGTCAGGCGTAATTTCCGCAGCGCGACGCAGTCGTTCCGCAGCATGGCGGGACAGGTCGCCGCACTGGCCGGCATCGGCGGGTTTGGGCTGCTGGTAAAGCAGGCCATCGACGCGGGCGACCGCATCGACAAGCTGTCCCGGCAGACGGGCAATAGTGCGGAGTTTCTGTCGCAGTTGCGGCATTCGGCTGAGCTGGCCGGGACGAGCATGGAGTCCGTGGCGCGTGCCACGATCCGCATCCAGCGCGCCACGGCGCAGGCGCTGGATGGCGAAAAAACCTATTCCGATGCGTTCGCCGCGCTGGGGATCAATGTCAAAAGGTTCGCAGGCCTGAATGCGGATGAGCAGTTCCTGGCGCTGGCCGAGGCGACCCGGAACGCGACCGACCAGGTCACGCTGATGTCTGCCGGCTCAGATATTGCCGGGCGCTCATTTGCCGAGCTGATCCCGCTGTTGCAGGGCGGCGCCGAGGAGCTCAAAAAAACCAACGCCGAGGCCGCGTCGCTTGGGCTGACGCTGTCCGCGCTACAGGCGGAGCAGCTGGCAAAGGCCAACGATGCGATGACGCGGTTCAAGGCATCATCGCAAGGGCTGGCCCAGACGTTCGCGGTAGAGGCCGCGCCACAGATAGCGCAGTTTGCAAATTTCCTGAGCGGCACGCTAAGGCCTGTCCTGGCCGCCGTGATCAAGGCGTTCGACCAGTTTTCAATAGCCGTCTCATTCAATATCGAGGGGGTGGTCAATCTCCTCAATGGCGAATTCAAACAGGCGATGGTGTCGTTCAAGCGGGCGTTTACCGAGGTTGCCAAGGTGCCGGATCGCGCGTCATCAGCTTTTAGTCGCGTCAGGTCCGAGATCGCGCAGACGGCGGATGCCGCCAGCATTGCGGGGACGAAGATCAGCGAGGCGCTGACAAAACCCGTGGCCGCCGGCGCCCACACCACGGAGGAGCGCATCAAGGCGCTGACCTCGTTCATCCGTCGCTTCGTGATCCCGGATCTCCGGGCTCAGGACAAGCTGTCCAGCACAGGCGTTGGCGGCACGGCTGAACAGGTGAGCCGCTCGCGCTTCGCCCTGACAAACCTGGCGCAGACGCCGCAAAAGCGCACCAACAAGCTGCTTGAGGAGACCACCGCCCTGCTGAAACGCATCGAGCTGAATACCGCCCGCGAACATCTAAACGCGGTGCTCGCATGACCGCCGTCAGGGTCGATATCGCTGACGGCGTCAGCATGACGGAGACCTTCGAGGCTGATTCGGCCACGGAGGTCTATGATGTCTCAGGGATCACGACATCCGGTCAGCAGGCGCTGAACGACGCCCTGAATGACCCCGCGATCCCGGCGAAGGGCGATGCACACTCGGTCAAGACCTGGCTGATCGTGCGGCAAAAGCAGGCCAAACAGCTTAAGCCAGGCGTGGTGCGTGTCGTCGTCGGCTATAACGTCCCGGACGCCACGTCGTCCGATCCCAACCCGCCGCAGACCGGCACGGGAACGATCGAGCTGGGCGCGACGGTGCAGCAGGTCAAGACTTCATACGATGCCAGCGGCACGCAAATGACGCTGTCGCACACCTATCACCCGTCGACATCGCAGGCGCAGACGGTCACGATCGGCGCAGAGGCGGACGTGTTTATCCCACAGCATGTGCTCCGCGAGGTCCGACTGGAAAACGCCAGCCCGCACTCGATCGCAAAGACCTACGTCGGCAAGATCAACAGCATTGGCATCTGGGGCTATCTCGCCAAGGAGCTGCTCTGCACGCGCATTACCGGCGTCTCGAATGACGGGGGCGCCTCATACACGGTCACCTATGAGTTCCAGTACAACGCGGACACATGGGACGCGCTGCTGGTGTTCAAAGACAAGAAGACCGGCGTGCCGCCCACGGGCCTGGTCGATGGCACCGGCAAGAAAACCTATGTTGTTTACCCGACCGTTGATTTCAGCAGCCTGAACCTCTCGTTCTGATGCCGGGGCCAACGGAACAATTCCGCAAAGGCCAAAAGCTGACGGCGCTGCGGGAGCCGCTCAACCGCCTCGTCGAGGCCGTCAACGACCTGGTGCCCGGATCGGGTCCGGCCCTGCCGGGCGGCGGTCGCGGGCACAACCAGAACGACGTCCAGCAGGTCAAGGTGGTGTCCGTGGCTGGTGATTACCTGGTCTGTGAGCGATGGGACGGCCTGTCCACCAACGGCCAGATCAACGTCGCCAAACCCTACCAGCTGCGCCGCACACCGTTCGACACGCTGACCTATAACGGCGTGACC